CCAGCATTGTCGGTGATGTAAACGTGGTCGAGGTATAGCTTGTGCGTCCCAACCCCTGCACTCGTGTGGTAAAAGCGGATCGTGACAACTCCACCATTGTTGTAGTTGTCGTCTGAAATGTCCCAGTCATAATTCTGTTCACTGGCGGCGTCAGCCATCTGGCCGAGCGTGTCCCACGAGGTAGTATTATGATTGTAGACGTCAACGTCAACAGTGTGTGCAGGATTGCCTTCGTAGTATCCAGCTATCTTCAGCCTGGAAGGAGTATCCTGCAATGTGGCGATGGTCATCTCCATATCAAAACCTGGAGTGCCAGTCACTTCGTCAAGGACAAGATTGGTCCCATTATCCGTCCAAGTATCTTGATAGGTTCCACTGCTAATGCTACCTGTATTGACAGTGACGCCAGTAGCCAGACGATCATCTCCATCAGATTGCGTCCAGTTGTTGGCGTTATTCCATAGCCCATCAGCGTCGTCGTTGACCCAATATCTATCTGCCATGTTCCTGCTCCTAAGAACGCTTAGCTAAGCCAAGTCGAGCATCAACGGTACCACTAGAGTAGTCACCAGTTTTGATACCAACACGGTATTGAACATTATCCTCTAATTCAACACCATTACGTTCAGCAGTAGCGGTGAAAGAGTCAACATCACGCCAGTCTGAATCTCCAGAAAACTTACGCTGAATTGTCACAGTTGCTGAAAATGTGCCACTAACTGAAACATTAAATTTGCCTAGTATAGCTAAAACAACCCAAGTATTCTCAGCACTTAATGTGTTTTGGACAGTCATACCCATTTCATTCTCCTGATTAGTTCCAAATTTTATAATTAAAGACAAATATTATAAGTGGTAGGGTGGGTGATTATCATAATCACCCACCCATACCAGCAAAACTTACGCATAAACAGCCGCACCGAGGTCAGTGTTAAGAACTTTAACACCACCAAGGATGTCAACGGTGACCAGATGACCCTGCTTATTGCCGTCATATGTGATCACGACGCGGAGGCCGAGACCATTATAGGTGGCAACATAGGAGAGCGCACCAGTACCTGCGGCTGGAGCAGCAAGAGGACGAGTTACCAGAGAAAGTGCATTACGATGGAAGGCGAAGCAGAATTCTCCGGAAGGCCCAATATTGACTGCATCATCATTTGAGATGCCAGTGTCAAGAGGACGATCAGCCAGTAGAGCAGTGGTTGTCGGTGTGCTAAGCGCACCATACACATCGGTTGCAGTTGAAGCCCCAAAGGAGACAAGCTGACCAACCTTTGGCGCAACAGTGAAGCCATCGACTGCAATATTCTTGGCAAAATCAGCAGCATAGCCAGCAGTCAGATTCACCGCACCTGGGGTATAACTGGTGACAACTGCATCATTTGCGACCGCAGACAGATTACCAGTTAAGGTAGTGATGGCGGTCGGAGTTGCACCACCAACAGTAGATACAACACGCAGAGGTGTCATATCTCCACCAATCGTGATATAGCTACCAGCACCAATAGCTGCACTGAAACCATCAACCGTGAAGGTCGTAGTTCCAATAGCATAACCAGAAGAGTAATTAATCGCGCCAGTCGCGACAGTATTCCCCGCAGCAACACTCGGTTGGTTCTGGCAGGTAAACATATCAAAACCATATTTACGCCCAAGACTACCTTCCTTGAGTGCCGTTCCATCATCACCAATATTATTAGCGTTGGTGAACTTATCGATATTGAGTAAAGTACCCTCAACATTCGGAGTGACTACCAAATTACGACCCTGCATCGGAGCCAGATTATTAGTCATCTTCTCACGCGCATCAATGACCAGCTGAGCCGTTGCATCAGTACCTAACTTACCGACTGCATTCGTTGCAAACTGATAGACCTGCGTGCTGAGAACTTCATCAATAGCCTGTGCAATACTCATGACAGCAGGAACCAAGTATTCTTCACGCAGATTCTTGAAACCCTTGGACTCCTCACCATCACGAATGAGAAATGAGGTGTGCCAGTGCTGATTGAGCTTCACAGCGACATTGGTGGCCACGGCATCCTGCACAGTCACATCATCCGTGTCAATCTTACGGGCGGCAGTGAACTTCGCAGGTTGACGGGTATTCACCACATCGCCAAACATCGCAATCTCATTTTCAAAATTACGATTTACAAGATGTGGCATGACCATGTTTGCCTCAAGAATCATCAAAGATTCCTGCGCCCATACTTCTGGAATGAATGCATCAAGATCATTAGCATATGCAGACTTCCACGGTGTGCTTAACTTACGCTGATTCATCTAACTTCTCCTATTTGATTATACAGTCAATACTAGCTTACTATAAGCTAGTCTTCTTCCGAGCAGCACGATATGCTGCCGGATCTTTTGCCAAGTCTGCTATATTAGGAGACTTGCCAGCACTGCGGGTATTGCCGCCTACACCACCTGTACCGTCACCCTTGAAAAGGTTGAAATATTTGTCAAGTTCAGTCATCCTTTTTACGGCAACTTCGATATCCAGCGTTAATTCTGCTGGCTTACCGTCTTTACCTTCTGGATCAGTGAACTTAACCTTTGGAGTTAACCGTCCTGTAGGCTCACCTTCATCATTCAATACTGGAGTAAGCTCCGTATTTGGCCGCAGAATAGCAACAATCTGCTCGGGATTGAAAGAGTTATTCTGCATAGCTGCATCAATAATAGCCCTTTGGATGGTTGAATCTGTAAACATGTGACGCCAATTATCACGATCTGTCTCTAACGATGTGATAGCTTCCTTATGTGTTCTTGTGATCTTTTGTTTCTCCTTCTCAGCTAATTCTTCTTTAGTAAGTAATTCATTTTGGATATTCTCAAGACGTTTTTCCAACTCTGTTCGATGAGAAGCAGTCAGATCCGTGCGAGCCTGCAATGCTCTCAACTCTTCAGCAGTTGTAGTCAACTTCTCTTGATAAGTTTGCCGCTCTTTTTGGAGCAGTGTATTAATATGTGACTGCTGTTCAGAAGAAAATTTAATATCACCTCCACCGTCACCTTTCCCCTCACCTGCTGCTGCTGCTGCTGCTGCTGCTGCTGCTGCTGCTGCTGCTGCTGCATCACCCTCGCTGGTTCCTTCACCCTCACCGCCAGCGGTATATGCTGGACGCCATACAGTACTCAAGTGTGTCTTATAGAGTGATTCAAACATCATTTTCCTCCAAAACATAAATACCTACGAAATACGACTTAGATCCACAGAGAAAGCATCTCTTAAATATGGTACTAGAAATCTCCATGCTACAGAACTAGGAACACCTGCAACTATATGTAATGGTACATTAGACCGATCATATGTAGATCTCACATTTGCATATCCCTGTGAAATCATACTCAAATTCTCATATTCCATCTCTGGATCTACACCATCTAAGAACGCTAGGGCAATTTCAAATGATGCATTTTTAATATCATTGGGTACTGTAGTATCATCATCACGAGGGAATTGATTCGCTTGTGTTGAACTGGTTTTTGACCCACGGAAGTTAAGCCTATCTATAGTCGTTGTAGCCTGTTCTAATGCCTTAGTCTTATCACCGGTTATAGCATCATCCCACGCATCAGTATTTAGACGACCGTCGAAGTATTCCTGAGCTTCAACTATTGTTCCATAAGCCATTATCGACCCTTTCCGCGAGTTTTATCTTTGATATCAACATCTAAAGATGTTCCTCTGGAATCATCTTTCTCTCGCTTTCCTGCGTCCTCTTCGACACCAAGATCTTCTGCACCACGAGCTTTCATATCGGCTGCCTTGGTTTGAGCCAAAACTATTCTAGCTGCCCGCTCTGCATGGTCTTTCTTAGCTATTTCTACTTGTCCTTTAGGATAGCCTCTAGACTGACTAGCCAGTTCAGTACCAAGGAAACCAGCTTCAAAATCTTTGATTATAACATCAGGATCAGTAACTACAATTAGGGAATCATCGATCTCTTTCATTATAATATCGAATTCCGAGTTGCTAACCTTATGGCCCACCAGTAGTCTAGCTATTTGTTTTGCCATAAATTTCTGGTATGTTAGTGATGGTAATACTGGTATCAATTCTCTGGCCTGTTTAGCTTCTAGTCGTCGCGTTTCATCATCCTTAAGGCTATAATTCTCAGGATACTTAATCGTTGGAACCAATTTTGATTTTTCATACATCGACCAGATTTCGCCTATCTGCCTTTCGCCATACTCAAGTTCAAGACCGATATAGCTTAATCCAGATTCCAAACTTTTAGAATCTTCTTTCTTACTATCTGCTGAAACGTGGCGTGGTTCAATATCCGACACTGCAAGATTTACTAATTGCCTTATCTCCTGACGTAATTCACCCTGCTTTTTCATACTAGCTAGAAGTGGTTCAGAAGACGGATGGATAAACGCTGGCCTCTCAAGATTGGCTGGATACCTACGACCCTGTGCGACACCTACATTTGTATTGTAATTTTTAGCTTTGCCCGCTTCTGAGGATGTTCCAGGCTTATCGACATCGTTACCATCTGAATCTTTGATACTATTTGCAGCAAGTAATTGTGCCATCTCTGATCGAATATCATATTGTTCAGTATAGAATGGGAAGTTACTTTTTAGCGCGTAGTTCATATCACTTGATGCAAGATTTAGTAATGCAACTTGATAATCAGCTACATCGGTGAGTAAAGAAGAATTGATTTCGAAAATCACAAATGGGATTCTAGTTAAATTAAGTACAATCTCATTGCCATGTGTTTCACCTTCTGAATTGTAGAAGGTGACACCCACATTTCCAGCAGGAGTAAGTTTCAACAGACGGTAATTAATTGTTTCTTTTACTGGAAGTCCTGTTTGATCATCGTAAACATAAGTATAATCCCGAAGTAGAAGTGATGTTAATTGATTGTGTTTATCAACTGACCAGTTCCGTATATCCTCAGTCTTATACATATATAAGTAAGGTTGTTTTTTCTGTGTATCTAGTAGAGAAGGATTCTCAGGAAGAATTGGACGATCAATAAAGACTCCTACTTTACCCATTGATAATAATTCCGGCAGTACAAGTCTACCAATGAAGCCATTGATTGTATTTCCATCTAAATCGACACCGAGATTTTCACCCCGTATCGCACTCATATATGTAGGTGTGCCACCAACTCTTGTGATGTCAATCATTCTTTGATAAATAGAATTCTTGATATCAATCACAGCAGACTTGGCATGACTGGGGCTATATGAGATCTCTTTACGGTTATTAAAATCAGTTGTATTTTCACGCGTGGAAAATTTCTTTAGGTATTTGCCAATGAAATCTGAACCACCTTCAAAAGTATAACGATATTTATCCCACTTGCCTTGCATGGCATCATATTCAGGATGAGTAGAGTCCTCAGGTTCGAAGACAGTAAGATCAGCAGCATATGCGGATTGCCAGGCATCCAGCTTTTTAGTAAACATTAGTAGCATTCCCCATTCCGAAAGTATGGCCTATAAGTTTTAAGGCTATCTCAGCATAATTCCGCGCATGTGCAAAGTGATCTTTCTGACTACCACAAACGTATTTGCCAGTTTGATTACCATCACCATCACGCTCATAGATACGTACAAGTGCTTTAATATTCGATTTGTATTCAAGATCGACATCGATTGGTAGTAAAATCTTTCTTGTATGGAATCGACCCAGACTTAGATCGAGCCAGGAAGTTCTATCTACCGTGATAGAGTAGTCTTCCTCTTGATGTTCAGTGATGTTTTTGCCCTTAACACCACGACCATAATAGCACATTTTGACTAAGCCTGGAAATCGTTGTGCAAATTCCAAGGCTTTACGTTTCTCAGGATTTGCATCAATAACACAGGATGCAATACCATATTTAATAAGTATCTCGTCTAGTTGCTCGAAGTGCTCGACCTTGCCCTGTTGTATGACTTTGCACTGAGCCATCAAGTTAATATCAATACTAGGAGTATTAGAATCAAATTTCCATTCATCAACTTCAAAGTGTAACCATTTCCCAACATCGATACCAAGCGTTCTAAATCCTGTAGCTTGCGGAGATATGGATTTACGATGCATACCAATACATTCATCAATATCCGTATCTGTGACACGCGCACCATCCACCACATGTGATACGCCCAATTTACTATTATAAAACTCCTGCTCATCAGTAGGATTAGTTAGGGATTTCAAGTACAACTGAGCAATCATCCAAGGCGCTACTGTGAAAGAATATAGTTGATTGATATGGAAACCACGACTAATGCGATCAGTATAACTACTGACCCAACGTCCAGTCTTAAGCCACTCGCCTTTAGTCTCATGTGGAAGTGTATCTTTACATTCTTTACAGATGATATAACTCTCTTTAAGTTTGGTATCATTGAAATTCTCAGCTGTAATTACGAGACACTCTGGAAAGATTAGCTCAGTAATTTTACTACAGTGTGGACATTTGAACATATAGTGATCTTGTGTTGACTGTTGGTAGTATGCATTGATACCAAAATTATCAATAGTTGGTGTTGAAATCAACCAAGCCTGTTTATCAATCTGACCTGACATACGTTCCATAGCCAGAGAGATATTTTCTTGGACCATAACATCAACCTCATCAAAACAGATATGACTCACAGCGATTGAGCGAAGTTGTGACTTACTTCTTGAACCTCGCACGTAAAGATTTGCATTACCCGCACGTTTGTGACCGATGTTTTTAACATCACTAAATAAATTCCGTAGGTGTGGACTACTCTCCAAAGCAGGATCAAAACGAGAAGTAGAGAAGTCACTAGCATCTGGTGTACTGGCTGGCAAAACATACAAGCAGCTAACACCAAGGACATCAATATTGTAGAAGGTACGATTAAGGGCGCACTCAGTAAAACCCATTTGTGCAGCTTTTTGACCGACGACCATATCTGCATCAGCATCGTGGATATCACGTGACCAAGGATGGTAATCGAAAGTCCATTGCCCTGGAAACGGCTTACCCATAACCCGATACCGTTCCGCCCACACTGAACATCTATCAATAGTCTTCCGCCGTAAGCCCGTAGATATTCGATCTGCCAATAGCTCTGTTAATTTGTGCATATAGTCTCAACACACTAGTCGCCGATGTTACTGACTGTGGCGAGTATGCGATCTGCAATAGCACCAACAGCCTCAGTATCAGTGACCTCATCACCAATGATACCGATAACATCTGATGCAAAAGTCAGGATAGCTTGCTTATCCAATAATTGTCCCATGGAACCTTCCAATTTGTGACAAGACGCAACAAGCTTTTCGATTTTCATAATCAAATCTGAAATACTATGAGATTGAAGTACCAAGTCTGTTGCGTCATTACACAATTCTAAACGCTCTTCAAGAACCATTCTAAGAATTGCGATCTCGTCTCTAAGTGACTTGATACCTTCACTGTTTGCAAAATGATCAAGCTTCACGCGCCATTTGGCTAGACGGTAATTCCTTAAGTCTTTAAGTTTGTTAGCGTCTTGTGCCTTGTTACCACCATGCGCGTGGCAGTACTGGCTACCAGCGGATTGTTTGTTGATACATTGTCCTTGTTTTGACACTCCTTGACATCGTTCTGGATCGTCGGGGCCATCCATTCTAGATATATTATCTGCCATAACAGTTTTCCTATAATGATTTTGAAATCCGATTACGTAATTCTGTCAGGATTTGTTACACCTGACCATCCTTATATTACGGTAAAATTTTTTGTTTGTCAAGTGAAAAATAAAAATAATTTTTGACGTTGTAGCGTAATCACCAAAACTATGATTAGCATAATCAATCTTGATTGACCCACCCACCCTACCCTCGTGTAACCGGTATATAAAATAGTGATAGTTCTATCTGCTAATCAAATGTAAATTTTGAATATTTGACATAGTATGGGGGATGTGTAAAGTGTATCATAACACTACACTTATTGTAACATTTTGACCCACCCTCCACGTTAGAGTGTAACGTCTCAACACACTTGTATAAAGATACGTTACAAGTGTAACGTCTCAACACACTTGTAACGTATCAACACACTTGTATAAAGATACGTTACAAGTGTAACGTC